GACAGATGAATGGTACCCCTGCGACAACCCAGACTTTCACCACAACTTTGAGTATCGGATCAAACGAGATGATTAAGGCAGACGGATTTGATGACTGCATTATCGGCTTTGCTGAAGTGTGGGACGGGAATGAGCGAGTGTACCGGATTGTGTACAACGCTTCTGAAATGTACCAAAAGTTGCTAGCCGAAGGGATGTCGTCTGAAGAGGCACAGGAATATTTTGAATTCAATATCGATGGTGCGTATGTAGGGAAAGAAACACCAATCTACATGTGGCCCGGTGATAACGAATTAGTAGAAGAGTTTGCGGAGAGTTTGGATGACTAAAGATACAAGCACGATCAACTGGATCGACAGACAAGAACTAGATCAGATCGAAGTTGATTGGTGCGCTCCGGAGGTCTTCCCTGACCTCTCCCAATCCACGATCATGGCGATTGACTTGGAGACATGTGATCCTAATCTCATGACCCTAGGGCCAGGATGGGTACGGAACGACGGTTTCGTAGTAGGAGTTGCGGTCGCTGCTGGAGATTTCAATGCCTACTATCCAATCAAGCATCAGAACGGTGGAAACATTTCAGAAAACATTGTGATGAAATGGCTTAAAAAACAAATGGCTACGCCTAATATCCCCAAAGTTTTCCACAATGCCACATACGATTTGGGCTGGTTAAAATGGGCAGGGGTCGAGGTCCAAGGAAAAATCATCGATACCATGATTGCCGCGCCTCTATTGAATGAGAACAGATTCACATACTCACTAGATTCGTTAGGTCGTGACTACCTTGGCGAGCGGAAAAACGAGAAGCTTCTTCGTGCTGCGGCAAAAGAATGGGGCATCGACCCGAAGGCTGACATGTGGAAGCTGCCTGCCAAGTATGTTGGTAAGTATGCAGAACAAGATGCTGCCTTGACCCTTCGTTTGTGGAATCATTTTGAGGCGGAATTGCAGAAGAATGAATTAACCCACATCTTTGAACTTGAGACAGGGCTAATTAAATTAATGTTAGAGATGCGTTCTCGTGGCGTTCGCGTAGACTTAGATCAAGCGGATCGAACAAAACGTGATCTTGCAAAACGTGAGAAACAAATCAAAGATGACATCAAGCACAAAACAGGAATTTTGGTCGAGCCCTGGGTGGCAACAAGCGTGGCCTCAGTCTTGGGACATTACGGAATTGACTGCCCAAAGACGGAGAACTCGAAACAGCCTTCTATTACCAAAGCGTTCTTGCAAGCATGTCCACATGAAGTCGCCGTTCAGATTCTCAAACTTAGAGAATTAAATAAAGCTAACAACACCTTTATTGACTCCATTCTTCGGTACGAGAACAAAGGTAGAATTCATTGTGAATTCAATCAGTTACGTTCAGATGATGCTGGGACTGTTACGGGTCGTTTCAGCTCGAGCAACCCGAATCTTCAACAGATCCCAGCTCGAGACCCAGAATTAAAGAAAGCCATCCGTGGCTTATTCATTCCAGAAGAGGGAGAGAAGTGGGGTTCGTTTGACTACTCTTCTCAGGAGCCTCGTCTGTTGGTTCATTACTGTTCTATTCTTGCTGACAAAAATCCAAACCCTCTTGTCAACAAACTGGTTGATGCATATCACGCTCGTGACCCGGACTTCCATCGAATGGTCGCTGACATTACAGGGATTGAAAGGAAGCAAGCAAAGATGGTTAACCTTGGGATCATGTACGGCATGGGTAGGGGCAAGCTAGCAAATACCTTAAACATATCTGAACAAGAAGCCAAAGAACTGCTTGAGACATATCATAGTAAAGTTCCTTTCGTAAAAGGACTGGCAGATATGGTATCAAACAGAGCATCTAAAAACGGGCAGGTTAGAACATTGTTAGGACGTAAGTGCCGGTTTGACCTGTGGGAACCTAACAGCTTCGGATATAAAAAACCTTTACCACATGAAGAGGCTAACAAAGAGTATGGTCCGGGTATCCGCTGTGCCTTCACTTACAAAGCACTGAACAAATTGATCCAAGGTTCGGCGGCAGACCAAACAAAGAAAGCGATGGCAGATTGTTATGCCGAGGGATTGATTCCCCTGCTGACAGTACACGATGAACTATGCTTCTCGGTAAGTTCCGAGGACCAAGCTTCGCGGATCAAGGAGATTATGGAGACTTGTGTGGAGCTTCGGGTACCAAGCAAAGTGGATCAGGAACTGGGAGCCAACTGGGGCGAGGTGGGTTGATCTCATAATGGGACATGCACTCCACCCAACTGTTCCACTCTAGTTCTTTTTCCAAGAAATCAAGCGGTTTGAGCCGTTTGGTTTTTACTTCTTTGAAACTAGAAACGGGGACAAATAGTACCCGTTCTTGTGGAATTGCAACTAACGCGACAATGTCACAGTCTTCTTGTGTCAGGGGTTTTTTAGGGCTCAGGCCCTTAGACACACAGAACTGATAGCCTGGACTATGTCTGTCCTTTGTACCTTTATTTCCTTTGAACTGACTGCCTTTGACCTGTATTCGCCAAGTATAGTCATACGCAAAAGAAATAATATCTGAAGTTCCGAGGTTCACGATCTCAGATTGTATGCCCATCTTGGCAAGACGGAGCAGACAGATAACCTCACCTATCCGCCCCGCTTCGATTTCTTTCATTTTTAAAAGTCAGATGAATCCTCACCTGTCTCCATCATGTCACGGAGGCGTTCCGCTCGCGCTCCTACTTGTTTCGCCCAACGCGAGTCCATCATTTGGGCGGCGGCCTCCGGCCAATCTTGCGCCTCGATGGCAGCAAGCATATTCTGAAATTGTTTAAACCGCGGCATACCGAGGTTAAACACCATATCAACCACGACGCGCATGCGGACATCATCAAGACCAGCAAACCAATCAAATGTACTAGCAAGCTCACTAGTAGCAATATCAACATCGTTGTTAAGAATATAATCGATCTCATCATCCGATAAGCCACGCTCTTCGATGTTGCGGCCTACGCCGATGGTTAAGTATCCGGCGGTGCACTTGTATGGTTTGTGTTCTACGCCTTCGTGTAAACGAAGTTGCGCTGCTAATCTTTCTCTATCCATTACTGACTCCGTTGTTGTAAAGATTGCGCCAACGCCTGTGTTGTTGGGTTCGGATTAACAATGGGCGATGTTGCTAGGTTGGACGGTTGCTGTGGTGCTTGCCCAAACAGGTTTAGATTTTGTAACCCAGACTGAACCGCGGGGAGTATATCTTGAATTGGCGCAGCTTCTTGCTGTGCTCTTTGAGCAGTAAGCCTTGCCGCAGGTGCAACTTCTTCTTGTATTTGAGCAGCGTTTCCGCGAATAGCTTGTGATCCCAATTGTGAAGTGACTTGAAGAACCGCTTGAAGACCCTGACCAATAGGATCTTGTGTCTTCCGTTTCCCCTGTAAAAATTCTTTTACTGAAAGTTTTTTCCGGGAAGCCATCATTGCTTTTAAAACTTCTGGCCTACGAAGAATTTTTGACATCGCAGCGTATCCCACACCTGTTGTAAGGGTTGTCACAGGGTTTGTTAAAAACCCAACAACACCCAGAGTCAACGCAATCTGTGGAGCGGCAAGACCACCCTTGCCTTTAATCGCTGCATTAGATGCACGGGTCATATCATCAGCAATTGTAGACAACGAGTTGTAAACACCTTTGCCAAACAAGTTGTCGATGTGACTCTCACCGTAAGACTTAATTACGCTTTGTAAGCGCGTACCCAAAGCGCCAGACTGAAAGTCTTCCAAGAAGTTACCAGCAAGACGGATTTCACCGCCATCTTCAATGGTGCCACCAAGCTGACGAATAATACGGCCCATTGCTACATCTTTTGCCTGCTCAAATATTTCAGGGTTCAGGGCTCTTTTTGCTTCTCGGATAGCTCTTTCGTTTGACAACAGCAACCGGCCAATCTCTTCTGTGTCACCAGATTCAAAAGCACGATAAATTTGTGAGCGACTTATTTCTTTTTGAGTTTGCGTCGCCTGTTTCAGAATTTGCATTTGATCCACAAGGGGACGATTAGGCAGAGCGTTTAATATATCAGGGGCAATGTCTGCCCGACCTTTTTCAAGAACAGTGATAAGATCGTCCAATTGAGCTTTTTCTTTGGTAAATAAACGATCAATCGTTGTACCTTTTTGCTTGAGAAGTGTAGCCAGCTTCACAGGGTCAACAACTTTTGCACTTGTTGATGTT